CTGCAGGGCCCAGCGCTGCGCCCAGAATCATCGGGAGCAAAGACTTCAGCTTGAACGCTTCGGGCAGGCCAGTCTCGGGGTTGATGGTCAGTTTTTCGCCGTGGGCGCGCGCAAGAGCGTGGAGGCCCGCCACTTCGCTGGGGGCCATGTGAACCAGTACGGAGTCGCCGTGGCGACCTTTTGTGGCCATGTGGCCTGCAAGTGCATGAAGGCTCATGTCTGCCTCTCAAAAAGGGTGTTGGTCGATGTTATCACGGGGGTGTCCAATGGGCAATTACGGCAGCTTTGACACGAAGTTGACCGTCAGGATCACCGACGGGATGGCAGGCCGCGTCGGGCTGGTGTTTGCGGCGTAGTGCTCCAAGAACACATCGACGCTGCTGGCCCACCACTTGATGGTCAGGTACTCCGTGCTCGGATTGGTGACGGTAAAAATGCCAGAAATCGCTGGCGTAATGTGCGTCCACACGGAAGTGCTCTTTCGGGCAGGTATGTCGTACCGCGTGTTGGACAGCGGATAGTCTGCCCCGTTGTACCCGGCCCAAACCTCAAAAGTCTGTTCTGCGTTGCTGCGGTTGGTCGCCTGCAGGGAAAACGTTACCAAGTACTGGCCGGTAGCGTCAAACCAAATCTCACCCCCGTTGCGCACCTCAACACCCTGCGTGATCACCGGCTGGTTGTATGTGACGATGTTTGCCGCCGTGGTGCCCGCGCTTGTCTGATCCTGATCACTCATCAAGAGGGCGTGGGGGTTCTGGATTGCTGTGCCACCGTTGGTGCCAAGAAGTGTGCTGAGCACCCCCGAGATGCGGTTGAAAAACAGGCGCAACACGTTGTTGACCTGATCCGTGTACCGTCGCTCGTACTGGTCGGTGGCCAGCGGCAAGTTGGGGGGTGGGGGTGCGCTTATCCGCGAGTTGTCAGCCATAGGTCAGCGTCTCCCGTCAGGCCTGATGTCGATTCGCGGAGCACCGAGCTGCCACGTGGTGCCCACTTGGCTGGAGTCGATCTTGAAGACCAGCTGTCTGCCGCGCACGCGGGTGTAAATCTGCCCCGTGAACTCTTCCGTGATGACGTACGAGCTGCCCTTGACCACGTTCTGCCCGGCCGAATCCCGCACACCGGAGCCTGAGTTTGTCAGCCCCTGCAGCGTCATGGTGACCTGCGGAGTGGGAGAGTTGGCCGAGCCCGCAAACGTCAAGTCCGGCAGCACACGCCAGATGAATCCAAAGTTGTGCCCATCACCAATGTCAAACTCCGACGACGAAATCGTGGCCACGATGGGCGCGGGCATGTCTGTGGCGTTGTCGTCCACACCGTCTTCGTGGCTGACGAGGTTGTTCAGGTACGTTGCGGCCAGCGGGTAGTTCAGCAGGCCGGAGTCCAACCACGCTGTGCGGCCCATGGTGCCGTAGTACCAGACTTTTTCAAGGTAGTTGTAGATGACGTACTTGTCCACCACGGTCGATCCTGTCGAGCAGTAGAACCACCAGACCTCGTTGAAGCCCTCATTGGTGCCAGCAAACACCTGCGCCGACTGGTTTTGATTGAAGTCGTTGAACACGTAGCGGCGCAGGTCGCAGTTGAGCGTCTGCACCCGACCGTCGTAGGCGTAGAACTTGTCCACACCCATCCAATAAATCACGCCAGAGGCCAGCGCCACGGCGTTGGGGCCCGCGATGGAAATGTTGTCCCCCAACAGTTGGGTGCCCCACACAAACGGTGGCCCAAGGTACTGCAGCGAGTACAGTGCCTGATCAGTGAAAGTGACAATTTCCTGCCGGGTCTGCAAAGCGGTGACAATCTCTGACCCGTGCGACAGCCGAATGCTGCCTGCTTGGTTGGTGATGGCAGGTGACCAAACCAGTGGGTTTTCTTGATCCGACCAGCGAATCAGCATGGGGTCGAGCACGGCGGAGCCGTAGTCGTTGGTGCCAAAGACCAACGTGAAGCGTGAAGCGTCCGACACCACAATGTGGTTCTGAAAAACAGGCGTGTCTGTGTCCCCGACATCGGCCAAGTTGACGCCTCGGGTGGTCACCCCTGCGGAAGAGTCCCAGTAGTAAAGACCTCCGCCGCGCGGGCCAAAGATCAGGTCTTCGCCGTAGGTAAACTGGCTCCACAGCTGGAGCGGGGTTGGAGAAGAAACACCCGTGCCCCAAGGACCTAAACCCCAACCGCCCGAACCCCAGCCAACGATAGGGATTTCCGCTTCGGGGCCCGTGTTCAGCTGGTACGCAGCAACGACCGATGCTCCGCCGCCGGGGGAGCCTGACACGTCGGTGGCGTTGGCCACTGCAGAAACGGTGATGGTGTACGAGTTCACGTTCAGCACGGTGACTTGGTGCTCTGCGTTGAGCACGCCAGCCGTGATGTTGCCCCCGAGGCCTACGGCCCCGCTGAAGGTTACGAAATCCCCGGTGAGGCAGCCGTGCGCAGTGTCCGTAACGGTGATGACGTCGGAGCTCAGCGTGGCCACGAACGGATTGTTGTTGATGGTGCTGGAGGCCCGGATCGGCGTGATGTCGTAGTACTGACCGCCTTGGCAGATGTAGAACTTGAGGTTTGTGCCAACACCCACCAGCTTGCTGCCCCCCAGCGTCGTCCAGCTCCACAACGAGCGGCAAACGCCCAAGAACGTGTTGGGGTTAAAACGGGTCCAGCCACCAATCTTCTCTGGGTTGCCCTGACGAAAGCGCACCTTGTCGCACTCGTACCAACCCCCTTCGGTGGTGTAGCGGGTGTTTTCCCGGTTGACCCCGGGCTTGAACAAGATTTTTTGTAGTGGCATGGTTTACCTCAGCTTTGCAGCATTTTCGCATCTAACCTACTTCGGCGCTACACAGATGTTGCGCACGTAGCTCTGCAGGCCTACGAGTTGCGTTGCCAAGATGTCAGCTCCAGCCGCCACTTCAACAAGAGCTGTCGCACACTCTCCGAGTAATTTTCGCTCGACGGTGGCTGCATGAGCGACGGAGGCGGCGGCGGGACTCTCACCGATCTTGTTGGGGGCTGGGAGGGCGTAGAGTTCGTTGCGCAACCCATCAAGCTCAGCGCGAGCGTTGCGAGCAGCCACATCTGCTTTGCGTTTCTGAATGGCATAGGCCTCCTCTGCTTTTTGTTTGGCTTCCCCAAGCGCATGCTCCTGCGCACGGGCGGCTTCGGTCAGGTCTTTCAGGCTCACCGCATGAGCCTCTTGCATCCGGGAAATCCGGGCGTTGAAGCGCCAGTCCTGCACCTGCCACACACCAAGGGCCGCAATAGCAAACCCGAGCAGGCCCGCAGCGACGTGCGTGTAGATCACTTGACCCCCATGCACTTGCGGTATTCGGCCTGTCGGCGGTTTGTCAGGCCTTGCAGGGGCTGGCCGTTAAATTTATTCCACGCCAGAATTCCATCGCAGGCCCCGGCGTAGTCCCCGGCCTTGAGCCGCTGCACGATGGTCGAGTTACCGCCGCGCTTGACGTAGCAAAAGCCGTCAGCCACGCCGTCTTTGCCAAGCCCGATGTTGAACGTGAGCGAGACGTACGCATCCCACTCATGCTGGAACATGGGCACATCCCCAATGCACTGGCGCATGGCATGCTGGAAAGCCTCGGCCTGAAAGTTCAGCCGGATCAGCGCCCGCACTGGGTCGGTCTTTTGCCCGAGCTTCACGCCCTGAGCATCACCAAACCCGAGCGTTGGCCTGTCGCCTTTGACCGGGATGCACGCTTCCCCACAATAACCCTCATGCACAGCCAAACCCACCAGCGCCGAAGCAGTGATGGTCAAGCTGGCAACGAGGGTTCGGTTCATGGGGTTTCGTTGGCTGCTGCAGGCGCGGTCAGGATTGCGCTGGCCTCGGCTGTCGTCAGTCGGAACACCTCGGGGAACAGGGCGTTGGTCGTCATGTTCACGTAGTTGATGGTCTCTTGCGACTGAAGGTTCACCTCTGTGACCACACCAAGACGGTTGTTGCCCGTGATGATGATGGAGCGCAGATCAAAGATCGCGGAGCCAGTCACGCCCAAGGACTCAGCGTAGGCCGTGTCCGTCAAGAACAGCGTCATCAAGTCGTACTTGGTTGACACGCCGTTGGCCGTCACCGGGAAGCGGTTCTGGAATGCGTTGCGCGTGATGACCCATGTATCTGGTGCAGGGGGCGCAGGTGGAATCACGGGAGCCGTAAAGGCCCCGCCGCTGTAGCTCCAGCCGATGCCCGGCTGAGGGTCCATGCTGGTGATGTTGACTACCGCCTGCCAGTCAGCAGCAATAGAATCGGCCCAAGCTTGATCGGCCTCAGCCACGTTTTCAACCAGATTATTGTTGATGAGTGCGAAGTTCATTTCTGTTTTCCTTATTCAAACCACCAGACACGGATAAACCCGGAACCGCCTGCGCCACCGGTTCCAGTGGTGCCTGCACCACCACCGCCTGAATTCGCAGCGCCAGCGCCACCAGCGGTGCCACCAC